CTGTTCCTCGGTGGTGGGGTTCCAGCCGAGGCGCTCGGTCACGCCGTACCCGTCACCGTTCTCCAGCGGGGAGCCCATGTCATGGTCGTAGTACCAGCACACGTGGTAGCTCTTGCCGTTCTTGTGCGTGTAGGTCTCTTGGTGGTAGATGTCGTTTCTCATGAAAATATCTCCTCGATTGACTCGGTTGTCCAGCTTGCATCGTCTTTGTAGTAGTCTTGATGGACTTGCTTGTATGCCTTGGCCTCGGCATCGTCCTCGTTCTCAGCCTCCACCGTTACGGTGATGTAGCTGGTGCGTTGTAGTTCCACTTCGTAGGTTTTCATTGGTTTCTCCTTAGTCTCTGTTCAGTGCTTTGTGCGCGGCCCACAGAATAGCCACTGGGCTGTCGAGGGTGTACGGCTCCCACGTGATGTGGTCTTTGTTGCAGTGCAGGGGCAGCTCGATGCACAGCCGTTTGCCGTTGTAGTCCATCTCGCCGATGCAGTCCCCGCACTGTCCATCGCTTTTGTCACGCACAGCCACCACATGAGGGCCACTGGGCAAGACGCAGGTGTCGCCGGGTTTGTGTGTTTTCATCCCGGTCTCCAGTAGAACAAGTCCAGCAACAGCACGCCGATGAGAAACACCAGCAGCACGATGCGCCACAATAATCCCATGGGATTAAAGTATTCTGTGGGGATGGGCTTGGGTGGGCCGTTGTACTTTTTCATAGAAGCTCCTCGGGTATATCTACTTCACCGCCCAGCATGGCAAGGGCTACAGCCCACGGCACGTGGTGGTCTTTCTCCCAGTCGCGGGTGTTGCCGTCATCGTTGTGCAGCATGATGTTGTAGTAGCACGTGCGCTTCTCGGCGTTGAACGTCAAGCGCATATCCACGGTCGTGTTGCCCTTGTCTGGTATTGAGAGCAACTCCTTGGTGTAGTCGTAGTATTCGTCATAGACTTGCAGTAGTGTCCACGGGTTCATAGCAGCTCCTCGGGTATTTCAATGGTGTCGCCTAGTTTGCTGGCAACGTAGCACCGCATAGCGGCGACTAGGGGTGTGAGGCCGAAAAATTCATCATCATGTTTGATGTAAGCCATCCAGTCTTCCCCTGTCCATTCGAGCGTGATCTTCTCCCGCTCAATGATCGGCCCACCTTCCCACCAACTCCCGCTTGGGTTGTATGTCCAGTCCACGAAATGAGCGACTCTAGGGTTCTGCACACGCACCACCCACCTATCGTCCGACCCGTCCTTGAGATACGCTTCTTTGTCCCAGTCAGAAGGTCTGCCCAAGCGTGGGCGATACACCTTGTCACCTTCGGCTTGCGCCACTGCCCAGTTGAGGGCGTGTCCTGTCAGTTCTGATGTTTTCATGTTGTCTCCTTCGGCACGATGGCCATCTGTATGCGGGGGAGCTGGGCCAGCGGCTCGTGGGTGCTGAACTCATCACGCAGGCGTGTCCACACGGTGGCGTTCCACTTGGCAGTGCGTTGGTTGGGCACGTGCATCCAGCGGCCTGAGCTCTTGTCGACTACGTCGAAGCCATTGTTGACAGGCACGATGATGCACCCACGGTATGAGCAGGGCACGCCGATCTTGGCGCTGCGGTTGGTGGTCATGATGGGGTTAGTGTTTGTTTTCATGATGTTTCCTTAAGTTGTGCAGTACCAACGTGTGGCATTGATCCGTCTTGTCTTGAGGCGTACGTTTAACGTCTGGCTCAGGTACGTGTTGAAGCCCTTGACCAGCACAGACTCAGTGACACCTGTGGGCGTCTTGCGAATCTGATCGCTCTCAATGATCACGAAGCCTTGGGCTTGCATCGTCTGGTATAGCGCAGGCCAGTCTTGCATCACCACAACTTTGGTCGGCACAGGTGTGGGCGGCAGTGTCCATGCCTCGGCGGGTATGTCTTCGATTTTCATGATGTTTCCTTAATCGCCATGGCCTCGCGGCACATGGCATAAATCCCGTGGGATTAAAACTTGTTGAGGATGAGGTGAGCCTTGACCGCTGCACGCACCTCGTCAATGTCTGGGGTGTCCAGCAGCATCTCAAGGAAGTGAGTCATCCCCTGCAAGTCGTACAGAGCGTCCGCGTCGATGTGATCCAGCGGGATGCCTTTTGTCATGTTGCGATGAGCCACGTCGAGCTTGTGGATACATTGGGCGATGGTGCCCCTGCGTGTGGCCTCTCGCAGTCGTGGCTGGTCTACATCGGGCAGCGTGTTGTTGACTATGTTGAGCGCGTCTTTGGCATAGCTCGGGTTCGAGCGTGCACTCAGGTCGTTGGTAGCACGTGTAACGAAGATGTTGTCAGCGGTATGCTCTTTGATGAACCCTGCACGGAAGTAACCCACGTGGCGGTTGGTTGACGATGAGTAATACTGGGGGCTGACCCACAGCTCGTGCTGCTTGGTGCTGTGGTTGAGCACGTACCTCGTGACGGCTGTGCGGTAGCTGATGCCCGTGGCCAGCAGGGTAAAGTTTTGGGAGATGGCGTAGTCGCTGCCAAAGGGCAGCTGTGTGCTCATGCGTGAACCCTCGCGGTGCTTGCACTGGATCAATGCGTGGCCAACTGATGCGTGTGAATGTGACATGGGGAAACTCCAAGAAGTGAACAAGTAACTAATCCCGTGGGATTAGGCTGTGTTGTATTAGAACAACAAGCCCATAAGGGCCAGCTCTTCGATGCCGTAGACTTTGTCTTCGCCGCAATGGTCGCATTCATATTTGCGTGCATCGGGCTCGACGTGGGGCTGATCCCACCCGCAAGCCAGACAGAAGCCGTGGCCATCGTGTGAGAGCGCCATTCCGTATGCAACGGATGGTCGGTACTGGGTTTTGCCTGCACGTGTCTTATATGTGGTGACGTGCGCAGGGTTGTGCTTGACGGGTGCATTTGCCATGGGGAAACTCCAAGAAGTGAACAAGTAACTAATCCCGTGGGATTAAGAATCCCACACGCCGTGAGGCGGGTGAATTAGCGGGGATGCTGAATGGGTCGGCGCTGGGCGCTCTCCTACTCAACAGACTATATTGTACCAGAATAAGTGTATCTTGTCAAGCACTGGCAAAGGCGTTCGGGAAGGGAAACGAGCTATCTAAACTTGAGTGGGCCGTAGGGGTATTCGTATCCTACAGGATTTCGTGGAATTTTGTTGTGTTCTGAGCTATCTAAACTTGAGTGAATTAGTCGGGTATTAACATCCTGCAGGATTTTGCTGAATTTTGTTTGGAAAAATAGTTAGCGCGGCTAGGATTTTAGATAGATTATAACCCTACAGAAAATAGGACTCTACACGCAAGTCGTTGATTTTAAAGGGGAATCTACGATCGTAGATAGAATAGTTAGTTTTTAAACTAGAGAGAGAAATCTTATGGGGGGTGGGGGTACCGGGTTGGGGGGTTGCATAAGGGGCGGGGGGTGTCTAACCTTTTTCTCTAATAATTTACTAACTACTATATATTCTATCTATTGCCTGTTTTTGCTCGTGCTGAAAATCGTAAGTCGTTGATTTTAAAGGACTTTTTATGTGGCCAAAATACTCGCAAAATGGCAAAACAGCCGTTTGTAGATGGCCACGGTGCGGTGCGGGTTCCAGCCTCTAAATGCCTTGCAAGCCACTGTTTATGCGGCTTAGCGTTCGCAAGCCCCTGTTTATGCGGGTTCCAGAGGGTCAGTAAGGTTCGTGTAAGGATTGTAGTTAGCGCGGCCCATCCGTCGTTCATCGTGGCTCATTCGTCGTAGCTCATTCGTCGTTCGGCGTTAATCCCGTGGGATTACGCGCAGCCCGCGTTTAGGATAGTAGTGGGTGATAGTAGATGGATGCAGGGCACACGTGATAGTAGTGATAGTTCGGGCGAAAAAAAAGCCCCCTTGCGGGGGCTTGAGGGGCCAGGATGGGGCTTTCGCCCCCGGGGTCAGGCGCTGGCTGCACCTTTCACAATTTTGCCCTTGGTTGCCTTGGTGATGACAAACCCGCATTCAATCGCACGGGCGACAATTTTCTGGTGGAAAATCACGTCAGTGAGATACGCGTCCAGATTTTCAAGCCATGCTGAAAACCCGTCGATTTCCGTTGCCGTCACGGTCATGTCAGGCGCGGCGGGTGCAGCGGGCATTTTTGTGGTTTTCGTTTTTGTTGACGTTTTCCGTGCCGTGCCGATAGACTCCCTAACTTGTTTTGCAGCATCCCGCATTGCGTGTTTTGGTAAACCCGCTGCCGCACCTGCGGTTATGTGCATGTCTTGTGCTTTGCCGTTCACAATGGTTTTCACGGTCACCGGGGTCTGAGCGGCGGCGTGCAAAGTGAGCGCATCAACAAAAAGTGACTTCACATTGTGACCCGCTGTTTTAAAGTCATCCGCATACAATGCGACAACATCGGCGATTCGTTGACCGATTGGTGTCGTTGGGTTGAGTTGAGCGGCGGCGGCTTTTCCGGCTTGCTTGCACAATTCAAGCATTGACGCGGCGGCTTTCCCGGCTTTGAGAATCAGGGCAGCAGTTGCCTCATCCCGGTGGGCGACAATTGCGGGGGCTGCAGCGGCAGCGGCTTCGAAAGCGTTTTTGATTGCGGTCATTACGTAAACTCCAAATAATCCGGGAAACCCCCCGGCGGGTCATGCCTTGTTGGCATGGCTCAATTATACATCAACTGGCGGGCATGTCCACCACATAATCCCACGGCATTAGCGCCCACGGGTGATAGTAGTCGGCGGGGCTGGCCATCCGTCCGTCATCCATCCGTCACCCGTCACGACGTGGGTCGTCGCATACTGGGGCCAGTTTGTCAAGGGCCGAAGGTGATAGTAGTGATAGTTTTGAGACGAAAAAAAGCCCACCGAGGTGGGCTGGCTTCAGAAGAAGAGGGCATCGAGCCCATGCAACAGCAGGGCGCACAACCCCAGCCCGAGGGCTAGGGCGAGCGCTACATCAAGCGCAAACGATTTCATACTTTGCGACCTCCTTGATTTCTGTGCCGACCTGCACTTTGCGGCAGGCATCCGAACCATCGTTGATGTTCGCCTCGAACCGGACGTTCACGTCGACACCACCGACTTTGCCTGTGAACTTGAATGTGCGACTCGCGCCATTCGCCTCAGCATAATCAATGGTGTACTTTGATTCGAGACCGAACCCCATGATGAACTCGCACACGGTAGGAACTGGACCCTCTTTGAGAGAATCGACGTTGCCCTCGAACCGAACATCAAGGTTTAACTCATCGCCCACCGACCATGAATAGACACTGGGTGTTGCGCACACGTATTTGTCAAAACCCAGTGTTGCCGCGAAACCTGCGATGGCATTTGCGATAGCGTATGCGGGCTTGAATGCGTCCGAGTGATCGGCGAGTGTTGCCACATCTTTGCGGATGCGTGCGACCTCTTCGCGTTTGGCTGCGAGAGTGCGAGTGAACGAAAAAATGTCTGCTTTGCGTGCCATGATAATTCCAATCATTAAGTGAGTTGATGTTTGTTGGTCTCTTGCGCCCATGAATTGATTATACTGGGTTTTCACATTTAATGTGGGTTTGGCAAAGAATAGTTGGAGCCAGCGGTGATAGTAGTACCCCCCACAGGCCCCCCATGGCCCACCCCCCTCCCCCCATGGTTATATCCGGCACTCTCATAACAAGGCCAATTTTTCGAAGTCAGTCACGTACACCATATACCCCCCAGTTATTTTACCCCCGCCCCCACATAAAGCGTTTCCAAAAATTTTCCAGCCTGTGCTACATTCGGGCTACTGACTTTTCCAGACAGCTTTCGCTGAGGAGACCCAATTGCATCCATCCATCAACGCTGACCACCTTTTGCGCAGCCTTGCCTTGTCCGTTGCCAGAAATTTGGTGGGGGCCATGCGCCCAACTGCCGAGATTATTGCCAGCGAAGGGCTCACGCAGACAGAATACGACCAGATTGCCCTGAACCCACAGTTTCAGCAGTACGTAGAAGCGTATAAAGGCGAGCTCAAGGACACAGGCTTCTCGTTTTCAGCCAAAAGTAGGGTGCTGGCAGAGGATTTGCTGCCCAGTGCATACCACATGGCCCGAGACCCAGACGTTCCAGCGGCTGTGAGGGCGAAAATCCTCGAAAATCTGGTCGATTGGGGGGATTTGAAGCCCAAAAACACCTCAAATGCGGGTGCTGGTCCCGGGTTTTCGATCACAATCAACATCCCAACGGTGGGCCAAACACCTGCTCAGACCATCGTTTTAGAGGCTGAGAGCACCGAAATAACCCCCAAAATTGCAGAAAACACACAAAAACCCACGGTATTTTTGGTTGAAGACGAGAATTACGAGTATGCAGGGGACGACTACACATGAGCGTTAACTACACCCCGGTTCCAAGCGTAACGCCCTACCTCCTTAGTGATAAGTTCCAGTCGTTCATCGTGGGGCCAGTAGGCTCGACCAAGACCACTGCGTCTCTCATGAAGATTCCGATCGAGGCCAAGAAGGTTGCCGCGTGCGCAGACGGTATCCGTCGCTCTCGGGTTGCCATTGTGCGTAACACCCGTCAGATGCTGCTGGACTCGACCATCAAAGACTTTTTGGCGCTGTTCCCTGAAGGCCAAGCTGGCATCTACCACCGCACCGAGCTGAGATTCACACTGCGCTTTGACGATGTGGAGTGCGACATCTTGTTCAGGGGGCTGGATGATGCCAACGACGTGCGTCGTCTTCTGTCTCTGCAGCTGTCGTTTGCCATGGTGGACGAGGTGCGCGAGATCAACTCAGACGTGTTCGACGCGCTCACAGGCCGACTGGGTCGTTATCCTAACGGGATGATGGTGCCGCACCGCCCGCAGTGGGGAGTTGACGATAAGGGTAACCCCGTGCAGGGGTGTGTGGATGACAACGGCGTGCAGATGAAGAAAGTGTGGGGGGCAACCAACCCGCCCGACCTCGACGCACACTGGGAGCAGTACCTCACCAGCGCGGACCCGGATAAGGTGCACGTGACCATACAGCCCAGCGGCCTCAGTGATGAGGCGGACTGGGTGCAACACTTACCGTCTCACTACTACGAGGACTTGTGTGAAGGCAAGAGCGAGGACTGGGTCGACGTGTACGTCCACGGTAAGTGGGGTAAGAGCCTCTCGGGCATGCCCGTGTACGACAAGACGTTCACGTCGGACTTTCACGTTGCGCCGGAGAAGCTCAAGGCCATACAGAGCGCTGACTATCCCATCACGATCGGGATTGACTTCGGGCGCACGCCGTCGGCCATATTTATGCAACGAGACCCACGCGGGCGGGTGCTGGTGCTTGACGAGATCACCTCAGAGAACATGGGCATCGAGACGTTCATCAACACGAAGCTCAATCCGTTCATTGGCAACAACTACCAAGGGCATACGTTCGCCTGCGCCCCAGACCCAGCGGGGTTCATGAAACAGCAGCTCAACGAGATGACGCTGGTGGACGCGCTGAAAGACGCAGGGTATAAGTGCGTCAAGCCGCCGACGAACGACCCGGAGAAACGCATCGCAGCCGTGGAGCGCCTGCTCAGCCAGCAGCTGGAGGGCAAGGCCATGTTCTTGATATCCCCGTCGTGCACGCACCTCATCAAAGGGTTCCGCTCGGGCTACAGGTACAAAGTCAAGAAGAACGGTGAGATGGAGGACAAGCCGGACAAGAACGAGTTTAGCCACATCCACGATGCGCTGCAGTACGGCTCGGCGGTGATCGACATGAACATCCGGGGCTTCGGCCTGCAGCAGACCAGACGGGAAGTCAAGAAGTCTGCATACGCCTACACTTGACCCCTTGACAGCTCAGCGTACAATCGGGTAACTCTTGGAGACAGCCATGTCTTTTTTCTACCCGTCAATTACATCTGAACGCCGCCATGAGGATTTTGCCCTGCAGGTTGCTAGGGGACAGATTCCCGGCCATCGCAGCGTAACCGTCTTCGGTTACAACGGCGACGTAGATACGACAGAAGTCACAGTCTGGCCATACGCTGGCCTTATTCAACATCCAGCAGCTGCAATTCAGATGAAAGTCAGCTCGTCCAACGCTGCCGATACGAGCGCTGGCACAGGTGCCCGCACAGTTTTGATTCAAGGATTGGATGCCAGCTACAACGAGATTTCTGAGACAGTGACAATGAACGGCCAGACAGCCGTAACGACTGCTAACAGCTACCTGCGGATTAACTACGCTGCGGTTGCGACAGCAGGTTCAGGACGGAGCGCAGCGGGGGACATATACATCGGCACGGGCACCATAACAGCCGGTGTTCCAGCGACGGTGTATAACCTCATCAA